GCAAAAGCAGAAATACAGAAAAAATCAGGCGGGGCTGGATCTACGGGCTCTGATCTTGAGAACTTTTTACATCTTGAGAAATTAAAACAAGCTGAGATTGAGCTTAAAGATATGTTGATTTATCAAGGACGAGCAAATCTATACACTGATTTTTTGAGGTTCCAAGCAGAGGCCAAGCGCAATCGTGATGAGGCGTTGGAAGCACAGAAGAAAGCAAGGGTGGCAAGACAAAAGAAAAACGCTGATATCGTTAAGTCTGTGGTCATTGTATTTATGTGTTTGTTGGGATTGGGTGCGGTCGGTGGTTTTGTATATTGGCTCTCTACTCTGAGGGCAGTATGAGTGAATTGAAAAAATATGACACAAATGAAAACGGCATTATCGATCCGCATGAGCTTGCTGTTCTTGAGTTGGAAGATCGAAGGCTTAAAATTGCTGATGATAATTCGCAAAGGGATGCAATCAGAAAAATGGCGTGGTTTGCGCTGGCTGGTCTATTGTTGTATCCCAGTGGTATTTTTATATGTAGCTTTGTTGGACTTGATAAAGCGGCTGAACTCATTGCTGACATCGCGGGGACGTATTTTATAGCCGTGTCTGCGTTAGTGGCATCGTTCTTTGGTGCATCGGCGTATCAAGCGAAGAAGGAAGCTAGGTGAGTGATCTATGTTTTTGCGCTGATAGTTATGACTGCTGAAGGAAAAGTCATACCTGATAAGAAGGCATATTTTTATTCAATTAATCGATGCAACTATTTTGCAGAACGAGTCAGTCGTACACGGTATAACTACTGGACAAAGCGTAAAGTACAGGCGTATTGCATACCAGAGTGGGTCAATCCAAAGAATACGAAGATACTGAAATGACATGGATTTTGATGCTCATAACAATAGAAGGAAGTATGTTCTATATGAGCATAGTTGATGCGTTTCCGACTGCTAATTCGTGTATGCAAGAACGTGCAGAAGGAGTGATTAGGTTGGGCAAACCAATCATCAATTATCAGTTAATTTGCATCCCGACAGATCAGTTAGGAGAAAACACATGATTTTAGGCGTATTAGGAAAAATATTAGGGAGCGAGACAGTCATCAAGAAAGGTATGGATTTGATTGATGACATGCACACTTCTGAAACTGAGTCGATTGAAGCGAAGACACAAGCCAAGGTAGCTTTGATGAACTCGTATGCTCCGTTTAAAGTGGCTCAGCGATATCTTGCGCTGATGTTCGGTTTGACTTATGTATCTTGTTTTATCATAGTTCTTGCCATGACACTAACTGGGAAAGGAGACCCGTCTTCTGTATCCCAGGTCATGGAGCAGTTTCAAATTAATTATGCGATGCTTTTAATTTTAGGTTTTTATTTTGGTGGAGGCGCAATAGAGTCCTTCACCTCTGGAAGAAAAAAAGGTAAATAAGGAGATTATTTGACTACAGACATTGATATTGTACAATTTGTGTTCAAGACGGTTAATGAACGTAAAATACAAGTTCTAAACATTCTTGAAAATAATGGCATTCAATCTATGGAACAATATGCCACTTTGATGGGTGAGTTAAACTCACTGAATTATGTAAAACAGGAACTCTCGAACCTGCTAGAAAAACAGGAGCGCCTAGATGACTAGCGATACAGCAAGCATTTCTCATGTATATGAAGATCCGACCTACCGATATAACTCGGTTTTAAACCCGGACTTAATAGATAAACCTCTCTTAGACCGTATGCCACAACCAACAGGCTGGCGATTATTGGTTCTCCCATATCGTGGTAAAGACACGACTCGTGGTGGAATTGCACTTCCAAATCAAGTTTTAGAGGACGGTCAAATACAGACTGTAGTTGGATATGTGCTTAAAGTCGGTCCTCTTGCATATCAAGATGAACAAAAATTTCCCGAAGATCCCTGGTGTAAAGAAGGGGATTGGGTAATTTTTGCAAGATACGCAGGATCTCGATTTAAAATAGATGGTGGGGAGGTAAGAATCTTAAACGATGATGAAATCCTGGCAACTATTTTAGATCCAGAAGATATTGTTAGTCTATGAGGTTGTTATGAACGAAGAAAACGAAAATTTAGAACTAGATTTAAGTGATGCAGAAGAAACTGAGGTCACTATTGAACAAGAAACAGATACGGTAGAAGGTGTTACACAAGATTCAGATTCAGATGAATACAAAGAACATGAAACCGGCGTACAAAAAAGAATTGATAAACTTACGAGAAAAATGCGTGAGGCAGAAAGACGCGAACAAGCTGCAATTGAGTACGCCCAAAATGTTCAAAATGAATCTAATCAATTAAAAGCACAAGTCCAAAACCTGGATACAGGTTATTTAAATGAGTATGGTGCTCGGGTAACAAAGGAGCAGGAGTCCGCAGAACAAGATCTTCGTCGGGCTGTAGATTTAGGGGACTCTGAAGCTGTTGTAAATGCTCAAAAAACATTAATGGACATTGCTATACAGAACGATCGATATCAAACTGCGCTAGCAAGAAAACAAGAACAGCAGCAGTATGCTCAACAACAAGCTCAAGTTCAGCAGCAGCAACCGCAGCAACCGCAGCAACCGCAGCAACCAGACCCTAAAGCAACAGAATGGGCAGAAAAAAATACTTGGTTTGGCAAAGACGACGCTATGACTTTTGCTACTTTGGGATTACATCGAACACTTGTTGAGAAAGAAGGGTTTGACCCGAAATCAGATGATTACTACAATGAAATGGATAATAGGTTACGCGTAGCGTTTCCTCACAAGTTTAACGAGACCGGTAGAAGACCATCCCAGACGGTTGCCGGAGTATCTCGCACAGCAGGATCTGGGCGAACAAGTAAGGTCCGACTCTCCCGGTCCCAGGTTGCAATAGCCAAAAAATTAGGGGTGCCGCTGGAAGAATACGCAAAATACGTTAAGGAGTAAGTTATGACCGAGCAGACAAAAATGAGCGGTCAAAACCGCACCTCACGCAATAACCAGACCCGAGAAAAAACGGCTACCCGTCGTCCTTGGGCACCACCATCCGTATTGGATGCTCCCGAAGCACCGGAAGGGTTTAAACATCGGTGGATTCGTGCAGAAGCACGCGGGTTTGATGATACTAAAAATATCTCGGCCCGAATGAGAGAAGGATGGGAATTGGTTCGTAAAGACGAATACCCGGATTTTGAAAGCCCTGTTGTAGACAGTGGTAAGTATGAAGGCGTGTTTGGAGTCGGTGGACTTCTACTTGCGCGGATACCCATAGAGACAGTTTCTGAACGTAATGCTTATTATGCGAGTCAGTCAAAAGATCAAATGGATGCTGTAGATATGGATATGATGCGTGAAAACTCGCACTCAACGATGAGGATTACTAATCCTGATCGACAATCGCGTGTAACTTTCGGCGGCACCAAAAAAGGATAGCCGCTGTTATTAGGAAATATAGGAGTAAATTATGGCTAATAACCTGACAGGTGGCTTTGGTTTGCGTCCAATTGGTAAAACTGGCGGAAACGTAAATAATAACGCAACCACTCAATATGAGATTGCCAGCAACTACACAACAGCCATTTATAATGGTGGAATAGTGGTTCCAGCTTCAACTGGAACAATTATTATTTCTGACCAGGCTATCGCACCGTTAGGTGTGCTGGGAGGAGTTGAGTATGTTGACTCTACTACCAAAAAGACGACTTTTTTAAACTATTGGCCGGGTTCTAATAGCGTGAGCGTGGATACTAATTTTCCAGTAAAAGCGTTTGTGTATGATGATCCAATGCAACTGTATGTTGTTGCAGCAGACGGAACAAACACTGATCGTGCCACTGCTTTAGCGGATGTATTCGCTAATTGCGACATGGCTAGTGTTAATAACGGTAGCACGGACACAGGAAAATCAAGCGATATGCTAGATATCAGTACAGCGGCAACAACGAATACACTTGATGTACGAATTGTTGGGTTGTTTGAAGATGAAGCTAACGAAGATTATTCTGCTGTAGGGCACCAATACATTATTCGTTTGAACGGTCATTTCAACACGGGTACAACCATTGCGGTTGGCACCTATGCTACAACCGGTATCTAAGGGGGATATATCATGGCAATTTCTCGCGCACAATTAGCGAAAGAGTTGGAGCCTGGTCTCAACGCCCTCTTCGGGCTTGAATACGACCGGTACGATAATGAGCATGCAGAAATATTTGAAACAGAAACTTCAGATCGAGCATTTGAAGAAGAAGTTATGCTTGCTGGTTTTGGTACGGCTCCGGTAAAACAAGAAGGCGGAACAGTTTCGTTTGATGATGCACAGGAAACATTTACTGCGCGTTACACACACGAAACAATTGCTTTGGCGTTTTCAATTACAGAAGAGGCTGTTGAAGACAATCTTTATGATCGTCTGGCTTCTCGGTACACAAAAGCATTGGCTCGTTCAATGTCGCAAACAAAGCAAATTAAGGCTGCGTCAATATTAAACAATGCGTTTAGTACATCTTCACCAATTGGTGATGGTGCGGCACTTTGTTCTACAGCCCACCCATCGTTAAACGGTAACTTACGAAATATTTTGTCGGTTGCTTCAGACTTAAATGAAACATCGTTAGAACAAATGATGATTGATATTGCTGGTCTGACAGATGAGCGTGGACTGAAGATTGCGGTTCGAGGCATGAAGCTAATTATTCCGAAAGAACTACAATTTATTGCAGAGCGAGTAATCAACTCAAATCTGCGAGTAGGGACTGCGGATAATGATCTGAACGCTATGAAGTCGATGGGCATGCTTCCTGAAGGAGCAGTTGTAAATCACTTCTTAACCGATCCGGATGCATTCTTTGTTAAAACGGATGCACCAAACGGGTTTAAGATGTTCCAACGTGCTGCCATAAAAACAGCAATGGAAGGTGATTTTGACACCGGCAACATGCGGTTTAAAGCTCGTGAACGTTATTCGTTTGGAGTTTCAGATTGGCGTTCTGTTTTTGGCACGCCTGGTGCTGCTTAAAAAGATTTGGGGTCGAAAGGCCCCTTTCTTTTAATTTTAAAATTAAAACACTTCTGACGATTACATATTGTAATCGACACTAGCCCAGACAGGAGATCGACATGGCTAACTCAACATTTAACGGACCCGTTCGTTCCGAGGGTGGTTTTAAACAAATCACTAAAAATGCTTCCACTGGAGCAGTAACAGAAAACTATTCTGTAAGTTCCACTGGTCAAATAACGGCGGCAGCTTCCACAACTATCTTTCAATACAATTACATTACTTGCCCACCTCCAATGACAACTATGCTTGCTAATAGTGCTGTTGGAGTTTTAGCAGACGGTGATAAGTTTGGGATGATCTTTATGGGGCCACAAGGCCAGATGTACCCAGCGGCTTGTGTAGCAGTAGGTGCGTTTACAGCAGCGGGAACAGCACCCATGTTAGACGGGACAGTACCTGCAACTGATACAGCGACGACTCATGCTGGTTTAAACCTGTGTATGGATGGTGAAACTGCGGACAACGTAGGATTGCAGATGATTTGTGGCGGCAACGCTCAAGGAACGGGACCGCATACATTTACTGTAGGGACTCATTCTGGCTCTATTGATGCGACTTTCCAAGCGGCTGACTATACAGACTTTGACTGTATCGTTGTCGGATTCAGAAAGACAGAAGAGTTTGCTACTGCGTTCAACGCGGCTATTGCGGCGGCTTCTGCTGGAGACTTGGTGTATACCGATATTGTAGCGTTTGGTGCTCAAGGTGACACCAATATAGAGATTCAGACAGATCTGAATAACTCTGGTACATCAACTTCTACAGATTGCGGTGCTTCTGTGCCTGTGGACACTCAGAACCTAAGACTGAAAGTAAACCTTTCATCAGCAGGTGTGGTGACATATGAGTTAGTTGTCAATGCAATAGCAGGTGCGGGTACTCTTGCCGCACCAGCAACAACAGCGGCATTCACTTTTGATGACGGTGATGTGCTCGTGCCATATTTAGCAATTCTTAAAAATGGAACAGCGGTGGATGAAATCTTCTTAAAAGACATTACGGTTACTCGCACACCGGGTACTTCTTTTGAAAGACTGTAATCTATAGAGAGGGGGAAACCCCTCTTTTATAAATAAGGAGATTAAAATGGCGGGTTCAGATGTTAAAGCCAAGCTAATTAGTGACGAAAATGCGTCTGATGATGATCGTATTGTTACAGCCGCACGACCAAACACAACAGCTACTCTAGCGAATACTACTTTTTTAGGTGGTGGTGCTAGAAATATAATTGTTACCACAACTGGTACAGGGGATAACGAAAAAACCACTACTATTACGGGTACAGATGTTTTTGGCGATACAATCAGTGAAGTCATTACTTCTACAGGTAGTGCAGAAGCAGTGGCTGGTGAAAAATTATTTTTAACAGTATCTTCGGTAGTGTGTTCTGCACAATATGCTGCAAATATAAAAGTGGGATCAGGAACTCTTTGTGCAGAAGCAATAACCAGTTCGGCACGTTTACGTTTAAAAGGGTTTTCTATTGTATCTGGCGGAACAGCAGGCGTAATTGAATATTTTAATGGTACTCCCGAGAGTGGAACATCCATTTTTAAATCAAGAACAATCGGCACGGATAACACGACTTTAGATCGAACAATTCCTGAAGAGGGAATATTGTTTGATAACGGTATGTCCGTAAAGTACACCGTAGGAACCATAGATATGATGACGTTTTTTCACGCATAACGATGGCTAAAGCAAAAGGCAAAATGCCTGCTCGGAACAAGAAAAATTTTAGGCCGACAAGTAAGGGTGCAGGCATGACTGCTGCCGGAGTAGCAGCTTATCGTCGTAAAAATCCTGGAAGTAAACTGCAAACAGCAGTCACAAAAAAGAAGAATCTTACTGAAAAAGAAAAAGCACGACGTAAATCGTTTTGTGCTCGTTCTGCTGGTCAAATGAAAAAATTTCCAAAAGCTGCTAAAGATCCCAATAGCAGGTTGCGTCAAGCCAGAAAAAGATGGAGATGTTGACGTGAAAGCAGAGGATGTTTTAAACAAATTAGAACAACATGAGGCAGAATGCACTTTACGGTATCAAAGAATTGAAGAGCGTCTTGATGATCACAAAGCCGGACTTCAACGATTAGATATGCGTTTATGGGGGCTGGCCGGTTTAATTGTAGCAGTAGCTATAGCAGAACATTTATTAACATGACGATAAGCAGAGGAAGTATATCTAAACAAGTTTCAAAACCACCTCAAAAAAAGAAGTGGAGCGCGAAACGTAAAAAAAAGATTGATTGCTCTAATCCAAAAGGCTTTTCTCAAAAAGCTCATTGTGCAGGGAGAAAGAAACGTGGCAAGTCGAGTTAGATTAGGCACTGTTGTTAAGATGAAAAGTGGCGGTGCAGTTAAAAAGAAAACAAAAAGTGGCGGTAAGATTTGTCCAGAAGGTAAAGCCTGGGCTAAACGAACCTTTGATACCTATCCTAGTGCGTATGCAAATCTTGCCGCATCAAAATATTGTAAAGACCCTAACTATGCTAAGAAATCCAAAGGCGGCAAAAGGAAGGGAAGATGATGCGAACTCCAGTTAAAAAAAAGATTAATAAAGTAGCAGGAGCTTTAAACAAGGCTTCAAAAAAACATGCAGCACAAGCAAAAGTTTTAAAGAGTTTGGCTAATGGCAAAAAAAGAACCAGCAAAAGGAACCGGTAAGAAACCGAAGGGGTCCAGTCGTCGTTTGTATACGGATGAAAATCCCAAAGATACGGTTCCAATTGCATTTGCCACAGTAAAAGATGCCCGAGACACCGTGCGTAGAGTTAAAAAAGTTGATAAACCATATGCTAGAAAGATACAAATCTTAACCGTTTTAGAACAAAGAGCTAAAGTTGCTGGTAAAAAAGAACAGGCAAAGATAGCTAAACAAGGTAAAGAGGCTATAAGAAAACAACATGGCAAGGCTTAAATATGACAGATTTTATTACAACCCGTTGCCAGATGAAGTCACTCTTGATAACAGCGATATAGACGGTATAGGCGTTTTTGCTACACAAGATATAGAAGAGGCAATCGATCTTGGAAGCACACATATTAAAGTGCCCATGATTGCTGGGTACATAAGAACTCCACTGGGTGGTTTTATAAACCATTCAGAGGAGCCCAACTGTTATTTAGCGTTGTCTCAAGATTGGGACGATTACAGAGTGTATAATTTAATTACGCTTTCTGAAGTTAAAGAAGGCGAAGAGCTAACGCTCGATTACGATATGTAATTGGAGAAGTTATGGGACAGCTTAAAGAATGGCTAAAACAAGATTGGGTTCGTATCGGTAAAGATGGATCTATAAAAGGTCCTTGCGGAACATCTAAAGATAAGAAAAATCCAGATCGCTGTTTACCAAGATCAAAAGCTAATAGTTTGAGTAAGTCTGAGAGAGCCGCTACTGCTAGAAAGAAAAAAAGAGAAGGGGCTAAAGGCAAAACAGTTGTTGCAAATACGAAACAAGCTAAAGTTCGTACTGCTGCAAAAGGTGGTGAAATTCGTAAGAATCACCGGGGGTGTGGCGCGGTTATGTCTGGTCGTCGTAAAAAAACGTTATATGTCAAACCGCGTTCTTAAATAGGAGGATTAAATATGAGTAGAGTTAATTTAGGTGCTGCAGGTTTTAGTAGACCGGCTAAGAAAAAAGCTAAAGGCATGGCTATGGGTGGAGCTATGAAAAAAGCTAAAGGCATGGCTATGGGTGGAGCTATGAAAAAAGCTAAAGGCATGGCTAAAGGCGGAGCTATGAAAAAAGCCAAAGGTGGAGCAATCCGTCGCGGCGACGATAAAATGGTCGCTAAAATGAAAGGCGGTGGTGCTGCAATGCCCATGAAGATGGTTGGCGGTAAAAAAGTCCCTGCGTTTGCTGCGGACGGGAAAGGGTCTAACGATCTTATGAAGAAAGCCAAAGGTGGCACTGTTCGTAAAATGATGGGTGGTGGCATGGCTATGAAAAAAGCTAAAGGTATGAAGCGCGGCGGCAAAGTTCGCTAGATGGCAAATTTAATAAGCAACATCCCGTATTTTAAATGCTGGGTGCGGAAGGAGTTTACCTGTAATCACGACCGATATCATGGAGAGTTTCTTCATGCGTTAGCTATTGCAGTAAACACTATTCCCGATAGATCGTTAAGTTTTCAAGTTGTTTTTACTGGGATAACAGATTCTGATGAAGATGACGAAATTAATGTTCACGGCGGAGCCATGTGGGCTCGAATGCCTATTCAAGCATTAGTTGCCGATATTGAGCTAGAAGAGTGGCCGGAACGTATGGATGACCATTTGTGTCAGCCTTGGGACTGCGAGTCTCGTGAACATGAAGTTGTTGTTTTTGATCGAGTTAGTTCAAGCCCCTGGATTGCAAAGGTCAATCACGAATTTTATGAAGCGCGGTATATGATGAGTATAGACTACACCGGAAATACAATTGCAGATTCTCCAGATCAGCACAAACAGAGTCATCTTTTGTATCTGACAGAAGGCCCCTGGTCTGGAAACATCATTGCTTTGCCAAATAATCGTGCAAGAGCTACGTCTCCGGCTTTGTGGAATACCGGCGAGGGGGCACCAGATTTTCGTCCTAGTCAGTATATTCATTCTGCTGAAGGGCATAGCTCATATACTGATCCTAATATTACATTTGATAATCTATACTCGCAGGGTATTGAGGAATAATTATGGCTACTTCCGGATCACGAGATTTTGAACTAGATGTTGCAGACATTATAGAAGAGGCGTATGAACGATGCGGTTTAGAGCTACGCACGGGATATGATGCTAAAACAGCAAGAAGATCTTTGAATATTATGTTTTCAGAATGGGCTAACCGTGGAGTTAATCTTTGGACGGTTAAACAAGCTACGTTTACACTAACAAGCGGAACCGCTACATACACATCCTCTAACGGTTTAGCTTCCCCTATTAATGACATACTTGAAATGGTTGTTAGTCGATCGGGTACAGACTTTCAGATAAATCGTATGAGTCGGGGAGAATATTTAAATATTCCTAACAAAACTACCACAGGCCGTCCTTCTCAATTTTATTTTAACAGACAACTAAGTCCTGAAATTATTCTTTGGCCTACGCCTGAAAATAGCACGGACCAATTAGTTTACTATTATGTAACTAGAATAGAAGATGCGGATGCGTTGACTAATGATACGGATGTACCTTTTCGTTTTATTCCTTGCATGGTTTCCGGGTTAGCGTATTACTTATCAATTAAACGAGCTCCGGAAAGAGTTCAACTATTAAAAAACGTGTATGAGGAAGAGTTCCAACGTGCTGCGGATGAAGATGAAGATCGGGTCTCTTTAAAGCTACAGCCGGACATACAGTATATAAGGATGTAGCATGGGTAAGTTTGCATACGGTAAAAAGGCTTATGGAATATCAGATCGTTCTGGGTTTCGTTATCGTTTGCGGGATATGAAAAAAGAATGGAATGGCGCTCTTGTGGGACCGGATGAATATGAATCTAAACATCCCCAGTTAGAGTCTCCTAGAATTATTTCTGATCCACAAGCATTGCGGGAACCTCGACCAGATAATACAGAAGTAATGAATGTTTTCTTATTTACCGATACAGTTGGAATACCTACAACTCGATTAATATCTTTTGGTCAGGTGGGTGAGGTTACGGTGACAACATGAGCTTTACACTTGCAACATTGAAAACAGCAATACAAGATTACACTGAAAACACAGAGACAACGTTTGTCACAAATTTACCTTTGTTTATCAGAGCAGCCGAAGAACGTATTTTTAAAAATGTTCAACTGTCTCTTTTTCGTAAAAATGTAACCGCTAATTTTAATTCGTCAGATCAGTTTTTAGCAATACCGAGTGATTTCTTAGCACCTTTTTCTTTGTCTTTTACAGACAGTAGTAGTAACAAAAACTTTTTAGATTTTAAAGACGTTAATTTTTTACAAGAATTTACGCCAAACTCAACTACAACAGGTAATCCTAGATACTACGCAGTATTTGATATTAATAATTTTATTATTGCACCGACCCCTGCTAGTGCCCTTGCTGTTGAGTTACATTATTACTATCGACCGAGCAGTTTAACCGCAGGGACAGACTCAGGTACGACTTGGCTTTCTGAAAATGCAGAGCTTGCTTTATTATACGCCTCTCTTTACGAAGCCTATACTTTTATGAAAGGCGAGGCAGATGTATTACAAAATTACAATAATCGGTTTATTGAATCAATTACAGCCTTAAAAGGATTGGGTGAGGCTAAAGAAGTCACACAAGAATATCGAGCAGGTAAGATAGTGAGACCTAAACAATGATGAACGGAATGAGTATGGACTTTGGACCAGCATTTCAGGTTGAGATACAAACAACTGACAACAGAGGTCAGACTCCCGAAGAAGTGACGGCTCGATGTGTTAATAAAATTATCAGCATTTCTGATAATGCTACGCCAGAAGTAAGAGAACAAGCTCATGCTTTTCGCGCAAATCTTGAAAAGATTATTGTTTTATATATGAAACAAGCAATTAGATCGGATCGAACGACTGTGTATAATGCGATTAAAGATTCAGGCCATGACAAGTTGGCTGAATACATAAGGAGATTGTAATGGCCTTTAGTGGAAACTTTTTATGTAGTTCCTTCAAACAAGAGTTGTTGGAGGGAAAGCATAACTTTTTAGCGAGTGGTGGTAATACCTTTAATATTGCACTGTATGACAACAGTGCCAGTTTTACCGCTGCTACGACAGCGTATACAACCAGTAATGAAATAAGCGGAACAAATTACTCTGCAAAGGGACAGGCTTTAAACCCTGTTAATCCTACTTTAAGTGGTACAACTGCTCTTGTAGATTTTGCCGATGAGGTTTTTTCTAACGTAACAGTTTCATCTGTGCGTGGCGGGTTGATATTTAACGATAGTGCAAGTGGTGATCCAACGGTAGCTGTCTTAGATTTTGGTGCTGACAAAGCAGCAAGTTCTGGGGATTTTACAATTGTGTTTCCAACAGCGGATGCGAGTAACGCGATAATTAGGATCGCGTAATGACCAGCGTCGTTGTCTCGCTCGGACTAGGGTGGAACTCGTCCACCACCGGCTGGGGCGAAGGCGGCTGGGGCAATGATGTAGCGATTGCAACAAATGCCACGGCATCTGTTGGATCGGTTACTACAACAGGTGATGCAACCATCACCACAACAGGATTGGGGGCGACAGCTAGTTTAGGTGTCACCTTTGAAACACAAAACGGTGTTTCTGGTACAGCAACTCTGGGTAGTTTCTTTACCACAAATACCATAGTCGGGATGACATCATCGTTGGGCACAAGCAGTGTGACGGGCGATGCAAACATCACAGTAACGGGGTTGGCAGCAACAGGTGTAATCTCTTCTCGTGGTGTTTTAATATGGGGACAAATAATACCTGCGCCAGGGACAACGTATGCTGCGATAACTCCCTCACCAGGGACAACGTATACAGAGATTGTAGTAAGGTGATTTAAATGGCAAGTACATACGTTAATGACCTCCGATTGGAGGAAATAGCAACCGGAGAGGCTTCCGGTACTTGGGGAACCAAAACCAATACGAGCCTAGAGTTGATTGGAGAAGCATTGGGATTTGGCACAGAAGCCATCACCACCAATGCTGACACGCATACCAGTACGATAGCAGACGGTGCGACCGATCCAGTTCGTGCTATGTTCGTTAAATATACTGGAACGCTCGATTCAACGTGTACGATTACTATTGCTCCCAACACAATTAATAGATTTCATATTATTGAGAACGCAACTAGTGGATCTCAAAGCATCATAATTAAGCAGGGGTCTGGAGCAGAGGTAACTATTCCAACAGGTCAGACATCTGCTGTGTACCTAGACGGTGCGGGTAGCGGTGCGGCTGTCGTTGATGCATTTACCGATCTAAGTCTTGCAGGAACATTTAATGCGGCAGGAGACATCATCTCTGCTGGCACAATACAGGCAACGGGTGACACAGCGGCAGGAGATGGAGCCGCTATGGGCTTCACTTCCACAGAAGGCTTGATTCTGACAGGTCAAGGGTCAACTAACGATGTCACCATTAAGAATGACGCAGATGCTGACGTATTAGAAATACCAACAGGCACAACGAATGTTACTGTCGCTGGAGATATTACAGCGGCTGGAACTCTTTTAGCCACTGGCGATACAGCGGCAGGAGATGCAGCCGCAATCGGATTTGCTTCAGCAGACGGTATTATTGTTACCGGACAAGGTTCTACCAACGATGTCAGTATTAAGAATGATGCTGATACAACAGTCATAGCAATTCCAACAGGAACAGATGATGTTGAGTTTACAGATAACGTCACTTTAAAATCTGATTCATCAGTCTTGGCCTTTGGTGCAGACGGTGATGTCACTTTGACTCATGCCGCAGACACAAGTCTGACTTGTAACCTGATGATGGCGGCAACAACTTTTGAGCCTAGTGCAGATACAGCCGCAGGTGATAACGCAGCAATTGGTTTTACATCTACCGAAGGGATTGTTATTACCGGACAGGGTTCGACTAATGATGTGACCATCAAGAACGACGCTGACGCGGATGTTATTGAGATACCCACAGGTACAACCAATGTCACAGTTGCAGGTGGTTTGACAGTTGGTGCTGTGGCGACAGCCAAGACAGACACAGATACATCGAATACAGGTAGTGTCACATTAGACTTTTCTGCCAACCAAAATTTTGTATTAACACTGACAGGTAACGTTACATTGGCTAACCCGTCCACAGAAACGGTTGGTCAAAGTGGCTTCATCGTGTGCATACAAGACGGCACGGGCGGTAGAACACTAAGTTTAGGAACAGATTATGAGACAGCCGCTGGTGGAGGGATTACTCTGTCCAGTGCCGCAAGTGCTACAGACATTATACCTTATGTTGTAGCGGCTTCTAACCGCATCCTTTTGGGTGCTCCACAATTGGCATTTAGTTAATGTCTGGCCCATTTGGTTCATCGCAATGGATATACGCCTCTGGCGGTTTTTATGGATTTGAAATAGAAAATTCTTTACGTCTGAACGACGATGATTCAGCTTTTTTATCCTTTACTCCATCGAGTGCAGGAAACCGCAGAACCTTTACATTCTCCTGCTGGGTCAAAAGAGGCAATCTGAGTAGCGGAGAAATGTACATTTTTAGTGCTGGTCACACCGACTTCAATAATTTTGGTGGTTTGGAATTTCTCGGCAATGAAATACTTCTACAAAATTATAATAGTGGTACGCAGGTAGTTGCGAGAACAGGAGATGCATTATTCCGTGATGTCGGAAGCTGGTATAATATTGTCTGGCAGTTCGACTCCACTCAATCAACTGCCGCTGATAGAACAAAGCTTTATGTCAATGGAACACAAATAACGGCTTTTGATGGCTCGGATTCAGATTTAACTCTGAACTATGAAGGCCAGTTCAATGATGCTAGACAGCATACTATTGGTTGCCGTCAGGCCGCTAGTCAAAGCGCATTTTTTGACGGCTATATTACAGAAATAAACTTCATAGACGGCACTGCACTAACTCCATCTTCATTCGGGGAGACTAAAGAAAATATCTGGATACCAAAAGACACATCAGGTCTTACATTTGGAACAAATGGATTCAGGTTGCAGTTTAAGAATAGTTCAGTAGGCTCTGCCAGTTCATCTACGGTAGGTGCAGACACTTCCGGTAATGACAATCATTTTGCATCTACGAATGTAGCGACTACCGACAATATGGTAGATGCACCGACGGACAACTTCTGTGTGATGAATCCAATCGGACACTCGGATGGAGCGACACCGGGAACGTTATCAGAGGGCAATCTGGTTGTTGATACAGGCAATGCCAAGACGATTACCTATGGAACTTTTGCCATACCGACCAGCGGAAAATATTATTTTGAAGTAACGGCAGGGACTACTAATTCTACTCAATTAGGATTAGCCGTTAGGAGAGATGGAAGCACGTTTAGAAGTTTTGCTTATCGAGCTAATGGAGACAGTGTTACAAACACAACGGTTTCTGCAAGTGCTCCATTCGCTAGTTTCACAAGCGGAGATGTTATAGGAGTGGCAGTAGATTCAGACACGCCAGACGTTGAGTTTTTTAAGAATGGGTCATCGCAAGGCTCTATTAACATTGACTTTTCGTTAGACAGTGGTGACTTGTTCCCATTTGTCACAGATACAAATGCATCTGCTAGCTGTGTTGTGACTTTTAATTTTGGTGCGACAGCATTTGCACAAACAGTTCCTAGCGGTTTTGATACAAAACTTTCAACAGCTAACCTTGCTTCACCCGCAGTTGGTGATCCAGAGGAATCTGAAAATCCCACAGAGTATTTTAGCATCAAAACCTACACAGGAAACGGATCAACCCAAAGCATTACAGGAGTTGGACTGCAGAGCGATTGGACGTGGATTAAGAATCGTTCAGCCGCAGATGCTCATGCTTTAACAGATAGCGTTAGGGGAGTCACCAAAGAGTTACAATCAAATGCTACTTCTGCTGAATCTACCAATGCGGATGGATTGACAGCATTTGGAGCGGATGGATTCAGCCTTGGTGATGACGACATCTATAACACTAACACTGAATCTTATGTTTCATGGAATTGGAAAGCTGGAACAAGTTTTTCAAATAGCGCAGGGTCAAATGATGCAACAATCGATTCAACGGGAAGCACTAGTTCAGAAGCTGGATTCAGCATCGTTACATATACCGGAAACGGATCTAGTGGTGGTGCAACTATTTTTCATAATCTAGGGACAGTCCCAGAATGGATATTAATTAAACGCAGAGATGGTGCGGCTGATTGGATTAATTATCACGTTAGTTTGGGGAACACTCACGCAATCAGGTTTGGAACAGGGGCTTCAGAGGATGTTGAGTCATTTTTCAAAGACACCACACCCACATCAACTGTATTCAGGTGTGGAGGTGCGGGCGAAGTAAACGGAAGTTCAAACACATATGTGGCGTATTGTTTTGCACCAAAATCTGGATACAGTAAATTTGGGAGTTACGTCGGAAATGGAGATGCGGATGGCACCTTCATTTTCTTGAATTTTCGTGCGTCGTGGATTTTGATCAAACGAACTGATTCTGCTGATGATTGGATGATCGTGGACACTGCAAGAGCGGATGTTGTTGATCGCAATCCAGTAGATAATATTTTAGAATCAAATACCAGCGACGCAGAAGAAAGCGGTCTGCCGTGCGATTTCAACAGCAATGGCATAAAAATCCGAACAACTGATGCGGCATTCAATGCAGATGGCGGTAACTATATCTACATGGCATTTGCTGATCAGCCATTTAAGTTTGCAAATTCTAGGTGATAAAAAATGTGGAAGTTAGGCGAGAAAGTTATAAGAGAAGGTAAGGCTTGGGTTGATGGAAACAGTGTCACACATCCTCAAACTTGGGCTAGATGGACAGACGAAGAGAAAAAAGCTGTTGGATTAACTTTTGTAGCCGATCCGAAAACTTGGGACAATCGATTCTATTGGGGGTGGGATGCGAAAGAAGAAAACCTCATCGAGCGATCTCTTGACGACCAAAACAAAGTTGACTCCGATGGCAAAGCCATTCTCGACACAGATGGAAAACAAGTCGTCATCCTTGGACTTAAAAGCCTTGCGATCAAAAGAACAAAAGAGGAAGCGAGAAATCTCTTATCGTCATTTGACTGGTATGTTACGAGAAAGGCAGAAGCGGGAACAGCGATACCAGATACCGTTGGAAATTACAGAACGGCTGTCCGCAATAAATGCAAAACTATCGAAGATGCGATAACAGCGTGTGATACGCATGCTAAATTTATAGCTCTGTATGATGTTCCTGTTGATGGCAAAGGTGTGCCAACAGGTAATGCACCTATTGCCGATTGGCCTGATGAAATCTGATGCCTTTAACTAAGCTTGCTTTTCGACCAGGGATCCAAAAAGAGATTACCTCCTATTCTAATGAGGGCGGTTGGAACGACTGCGATAAAGTTAGGTTTCGTGCAGGATTCGCTGAAAAGATAGGTGGCTGGCAGAAGTTTGCAATCAACACTTATCTTGGGACAGCCAGAGCGTTGCATCCCTTTGTTGCTTTGGATAAAAGTCGTTATCTAGGGGTAGGTACAAATAAAAAATACTACATCCATGAAGGTGGTGCTTTTTACGACATCACACCTGTTCGTCTAACTACCTCTGCTGGTGATGCTACCTTTGATGCTACAAATGGATCTTCTACTATTACGGTGACTGAAAACGGACATGGTGCAATTGCTGGCGACTTTGTAACTTTCTCTGGTGCAGCAACATTGGGTGGTGTAATTACTGCTAATGTTCTAAACCAAGAGTATGAAGTTGTTACAGTTACTGACGACAACACTTATACGATTACAGCTAGAGCCGCTGCTACTACCATTTCATCAATCACTGTAGATGGAGCACTTAGCTTTACACCTCTAGCCGCCAACAGTTCTGACAGCGGTTCAGGCGGTAGCTCTACTGTTGCTAAGTATCAAATCAATGCAGGTCTTGATACATCTGTAACTGGCAATGGCTGGGGTGCGGGAACCTGGGGCCGTGGCACATGGGACAGTGATGCTGATTTATCCGTCACTTCTGCAATTTTACGCATTTGGACACACGATAATTTCGGTGAAGATTTAATCATTAATGTGCGTGACGGTGATATTTTTTACTGGGATACCAGCGTCGGGCTCGACACTCGCTCCGTCAAACTATCTACTCGGACAAATGCCGATGCCGGTACACCAACCATAGCAAAACAAGTGATTGTTTCTGACGTAGACCGTCATGTGATTGCCTTTGGTTGCGATGCTGTTGGTTCAATAGGAACACAAGACCCACTATTGATACGTTTCAGCAGTCAAGAAGATCCAACAACTTGGATACCGTCAGCTACTAATACAGCCGGTGATCTACGTCTAGGTTCTGGTTCTGAAATTATTACAGCGGTAGAAACCAGACAACAGATACTGGTGATTACCGACGTGTCTGTTCACAGTATGCAGTTCCTTGGACCACCGTTCACCTTCGGTGTACAGATGATCTCTGAAAATATTACCATTCGTGGACCGCAAGCCGCAGTTGCTGTAGATGACACCGTGTTTTGGATGGGTGTACAAGAGTTCTATGTATATAGCGGATCAGTGAAAAAGTTGCCTTGTTCTGTGAAAGATCATGTGTTTAGCGATTTTAATACCGGGCAGGCAGAAAAAGTTATTGCAGGAGTCAACTCTAGTTTCGGTGAAATCTGGTGGTTTTATCCTTCTGCAAGTTCTACTGAGAATGATAAGTACGTTATTTACAACTACGAGCAACAAATCTGGTATATCGGCAGTTTGGCTCGTACTGCTTGGCTTGATCGCGGTATTAATGATTTCCCCCTAGCGGCAAATACGGACAACTTGTTGTACAACCATGAATTTGGTTTTGATGACGGCAGCACCAATGGAGCGATATCCGCGCACATTGAATCAAGTCAGATGGATATACAGGATGGTGACGGGTTCCTGTTTATACGACGGATATTGCCGGATCTTACCTTCCGGTCATCTACCGGAGCCGGTAGCGATAACCCAGCGGCTAACTTTATACTGAAAGCGCGTAATTTTCCGGGCACTAATTACGGTAATTCAGAAACAGCGGGTGTGACACAAACTTCAACCAGCCCGATAGAACAATTCACCGACCAAGTGCATGTGCGATTGCGTGGACGATCGTTTGCTTTACGGGTAGAAAGCACGGCAGAAGGTGTTGGGTGGCGATTGGGTAGTCCGCGTGTTGATATTAGACCGGACGGCAGACGATGAGCCGCCGACTAGCTAGACCGTTTTTCCCTGTACCACCACAGGATTATGACCGTAGCTACTTTACAGAGGTAATTAGAGCGTTTTCTGTGTTTTTGCAACAAGTGCAGAATCCAGGCGATGCACGGCACACGGAACTAACGTTGACAAATATACAGACGCACGATCAAGGATTAGAGGTTGGTGCTTTGTTTAATGTAGATGGGTTTGTTAAGATAACGCAAAGTAATACTCCGCACGTTGCTGGCAACAGTGCAACTGGCGCTATCGGAACAGTAAGTATAACGACTTAGGAAAATAAGATGGCCTCAAGCGCAGCAGATATGCAACAAATGTTAGGTATGGGAGCCCCCGCCCCAATGGCACCAATGGCACCCATGCCTCCAACAGCTTCTGGAATTGCTATGTTACCAGAGGCAACGCCTCCACAAGACATGGACATGGACATGGACATGGACATGGACATGGACATGCCTTTACCCGAGGGTGGTATTGCAAGCACCATATCCACTCTTAAAGATATGGGAAGGCAGGGCGATAGTCTTATTGCACACCTGACTCCCGGAGAGATTGTCGTACCTAGAGACATTTTAGAACAAAATCCAGAAGTTCAAGAATTAATTTTTGCAGAAATGCGGTTAGCCGGTATTGAAGATCCACAACAATACATTGTTGGTTCTGGAGCAAACTCAATTAATCCAGACTCTGGACTACCTGAATTTTTTATTAAACAACTGTCCAGAACTATACGTCGTGGAGTACGAAATGTCGGACGAGCTTTAAAAAGAGCCGCTCCTGTTGTTTTACCATTAGCTTTAGGTGCAATTAATCCGTTTGGTTTAGGCGCTATAGCTTCTGGAGCTTTGGCTTCTGGAGTCGGATCTCTGTTACAAGGCGGTAAAATTAAAGATGCGTTTAAATCTGCTTTAGTTGGTGGAGCACTAGGTGGTGTAGGTCAAGGACTATCACAAGGTTTCCAGACAGCACGACAAGGCGGATCGTTTACAACAGGTTTTGGAAAGGGTTTAAGTCAGGCGGGAACAGATTTTACAGGAATGTTTAACCAAGCTGCCGCTGCTCCTTCTCGAGTTAGTGAAATGGTGGCAGATCAAGCGTTTCCGGTAGATATGCCCCAAAATATAGGGGTCCGCTCAAGTCCCGATCAGTTCCTTCCTGAACTTCCGACATCCGCTAATTCTGTAGAAATATTTAATCAGTTGCCTGGGCCAACATACGATCAGTTTGGTAACGTTATATCTACTAGACCACCCTCTGTTCCAAATGTTTCGGGCACTGCGGCTATGGAAAACATTAATATACGACCAAGTTTTCTTCCAGAACAGGCACAAGCTAGTGCATTTCCCTCCCCTGCACCTCAGTTAGCATCTGAATCTAAAGTATTAGGGGGGCCCTCTAACGTAGGAAGAAGAGTAACCGAAATGAGACAACTACCTCAAGGGTATCGAGAAACCTTGTCTTTTAGAGAGCCTTCTTTCCTTCCTGAACGGGCCATAGCGGATGCGCTTCCTGTTCGAACAGATGTTTTAGGTGGCGCAGCAGGGGAAAACGTTGGAGCACTCGCTACTCAAAGAACTTCTCCTTTAACAGCAGCAGATTTTAGAGAGCCTTCTTTCCTTCCTGAACTTGCCCCTGTCGGAACACGGGCCCCTGTTCGAGCAGATGTTTTAGGTAGCGCAGCAGGGGAAAACATTAATATAACCCCCTTTCAAAGAACTTCTACTTTAACAGCGGAAGATTTCTTACCTTCAACTACACCTGCCCCAACTATAACTACACCTCCTGCATCAGAACCCTCTTTGTTAGATCGCGCACAAGACTATATGTTTAGAGGCGGTAAAACTCGTGAAGCTATTAATTTAGCTAAAGATAAGGCGGAACAGGCTTATCTTGCTAGAGCCGCTAGAACGGGGATTACCCCAACAGAAGCGGGTTTAGCGGCCGCTAGATCGGCTGCAGGTCCGAATATCCTTCAACGGTTTGGACCTAGCGTTGCTGCTGGTACAGGTATCGCGGCATTAGGTGGGTTTTTTGAAACCCCCGAGCCGGATGATCCCAGAGACTTTTATGAAGGAGCACCTAGTTTTACTGACATGAGCCCAGAGGAGCAGGCTCGATTTAGGGTAGCTAATTTAACCAGTGGACCAGCATTCTCAAGACCCTTCTTGGTACAGCAAGCTCCGGCTCCAATAGCTTCACAATTAGCTTTTAGACCATTTTTTCAACCGGTTCAGTACGCCGCAAAAGGCGGTGAAATGAAAACATTTCCAAGAAAAAACGGCATGATAAACGGCCCAGGGACCGGTACATCTGATGATGTACCGGCAATGTTGTCTGACGGTGAATTTGTTATGACAGCAAAAGCCGTGCGTGGTGCAGGGAACGGTAATCGAGATGCAGGGATTAAGACAATGTATAACTTAATGTCTGCTTTTGAAATGGGGACCGCATAGTGGCAGAAACTACAACCCAGATAGTTCGTGAAGATCCGGCGATTGAGGCGTATCGAGTTGGTCTACTCGAATCTGCAAAACAATTAGCCGATCAACCCGTTAGTCTCCCACAGTATCAGGTACAAGGACTAACCGATCTTCAACAACAAGCCCTTGCTAGAGGTGAACAGGGTATTGGTTCGTTTATACCTTTTATAGAAACAGGTTTTGGAACGTTAGGAACAGGACAACAGACTGTCTCGGGTGCTTTACCTCAGTTAACCACTGCAACACAAACTGCTCAAATGGCTCAACCGGGTATTACAGCCGCTGCACAACAATTTGCAAGTCCGACAGCATTTCAACAGTTTATGGACCCGTTCACAGAACAAGTTATTCGCACAGCAGAGGCAGATATACAACGTCAAGGTGACATCGAACGTAATCGTTTAGCCGGGCAAGCTGTAGGAGCGGGTGCATTTGGAGGAACACGGGCCGCGATCCAGGAACAAGAGTTACAAAGAAATTTAGCGGATCAAATGGCACGGACCGGATCTCAACTTCGATCGCAAGGATTTCAACAAGCAGTTGATGCCGCCCGTCAATCTGCATTAGGCCAGTTACAAGCGGCTCAAGCTCAACAAGGTTTAGGGCTAGGTATCGGTTCTTTAGCTGGACAGCAGGCTCAGTTTGGTCAACAACTAGGTCAGTTAGGTCTCCAACAAGCAAGTCTTGGTGAATTACAATCTCAACTCGGACGTGCGGACCTAGATACATTAAGTCAGTTAGGCGGGTTGCAACAACAAAATCTTCAATCCGCTTTGGATGCAGAACGACAATCTGAACTACAACGTAGCTTTGAACCATTTCAGAGATTGTCGTTTTTGTCAGATATCTACGGTAAAACCCCGTCGTCGCAACAAACTATTTCTGTTGGTACTTCACCGGCTGTATCACCGTTTCAACAGGTTGCTGGATTGGGTATTGCAGGATTATCTGCTACCGCCGGAGCAAATAAGGCAGGGTTATTTGGATGATGAAACCAGACGTATTACAACGGCCTATGTTTGCTACAAACGACCCGATGGGGACAGTCGTCGAACAGGGTGCAAAAGAAGGGGCTGGATTAGCTTCTCTTATAAACACCGCCCAACAGAGCGCGGCCCAAGAATCAACGAATGTTGGAGCCCAACTGGCACAAAATACAATGGCTGGTTTGGATCAGGCTGAAGATTTTAAAGGGATGATTGACTCTTTACGCGGTAATGAGGTCCCAATTCAAGAACGCTATCAAGAACTAGCCAACTTTGTTGGACCTGAAGATGCACAACAAACACCTGAGTCTGTATTAGCTATGGTGCAACCTACCATTATGATGACTCAAGAGGGGGCTGCAGGCTCAGGGATTGCTGAATTAATTCAAGATATAACGGGTTCTGTTGAAATGGAAATGGAATCTGGTGAGCCTACTCCAATGGGAGAAGGTATTGGTTCTATGTTAAGGGCCGGACAACCCGTACAAGGTTTTGCTGCCGGAGGTGAGGTTCAATATTTAAGTAATGGTGGCCCTCCAACCGTAGTAGGTCGAAGGGTTAATATTTTTCCAGGCACACCAAATTATAGTGCTAGTTTAGCCAGTGCTGTAGGGGCAGCAAATCCTTTAACTAATGTATCTTCTTATTTAGCTCCTGTAGACCCAGGACTCAATGTCGTTCCACAGTATAAGACAGGTACGGCAGTTATACCCTCACTTGAACCCTCTACTATTACACAAGGTGAGTCAAAACCAAGAGGGGCGGATGGTCCGCTTTCAGTAAGAAAAGTTGATGTTGGTCCCGCACCTAAAAGTGAGTTAATGGACCAGTTTAAAGAGCGAAAAGAAGTGTATCAAGAGGCTTTGGGCGTAGATCCTGAAGAAAGAAAAAGAGAATCACAATCCAGAATTTTGTTTGATATAGCAAACAGGGCTTTAGCTTTTGGATCTGGGGTAGATCCCCGCACCGGGCAGAATATGGCTAATCGACCAATGGGAGCACAACTATCTGCCGCGTTACAGGGTGCTCCTGAAGTAGTTAGTGAAGAATTATTAAGACAACGCACAGAAAAACGAGCTTTAGATGCCGCTGCGTTAGCATCTGCAGAACGAGCGGAAGATGCACGAATTCAAGCTGCTAGAGAAGAAAGAAAAACAGACATAGCGGATGCTCGATCGGTGGCGAGTCAATTTGATGCTTTTGACTTTCAACGAGGAGAAAACGAAAGTGCACGAGATCATCTAGCACGGCTCCAAGCCCAGAAGTTACAAACGGACGCTGCTTTACAAGACAACCGTCAGAGAGCCGAGTTAGAAAAATTAGGTGTATTAGACGGGTTTAACCGAAGACTAGCAGTGTTAAATGATGAAATACAAAAAACCCAAATAATGGTAACCCACGACAACGCTTTAAACTTTTTAGGAGCCCAAACAGAGGATAGAAAAGAAGTAGCCCGACTAGAGGGTAGGATTGCCAGCAATCTATCCAGACAAGATTTTTTTCAAGATAAGCAAAGAATAAATACCACGGCTATAGCTAACATAAGAACAAATATGGTCCAAAACGCTTCTAGATCTGCAGAAGCGGCACTTGATCGTGCTCTTCAGATAACAATGCAAGATAAGAACATAGATGCTAATGAGGCGTTGCAAGAAGCACGATTAGAGTCGCAAGAAGAGTTAACTGAACTGCGTGCTGATTTATCACAAGATCAACAGGACGATCAACAAGCGTTTCTGTTAGACATGGAGAAGCGCAGAGAGGGAATGCGAGAGTTAGAGCTTCAAATCCGGAAAGCC